TTGAACTTGAAGAAACTACTTTTGGTAATATTATTGTACCAGATTTAGGTAAAGAAAAAAACGAAACTGGAACTGTTATAGCAGTAGGACCAGGTAAATCAACTATTACTGGTGATTTTATTCCTACACAAGTTAAAGTTGGGGATAAAGTAGTACTACCTACTATGGGTTTTACTAAATTACCTTACGATGGGGAAGAATATTATGTAGGACCAGAAAACCAAATATTAGCAAAAATTAACGACAATGAGTAAACAAGTTATTTTAGGTTCTGAAGCAAGAACCAATTTAGTAAAAGGAATTGATACATTAGCAGATGCAGTTGTATCAACATTAGGACCAAATGGTCGAAATGTAGTAATAGCTAATGAACAAGGAGCACCACAATCAACTAAAGATGGTGTTACTGTTGCTAAATCAATTACACTAAAAAACCCAAACCAAGAATTAGGGGTCCAATTAGTAAAACAAGCTGCAATTAAAACAGCTGAAAAAGCAGGTGATGGTACAACTACATCTACTTTATTAGCAAGAGAAATGATTAAAGCAGGATTACACGCTTTAAATAATAATGAAAATGCAGTTCAAATTAAAAGAGATATTGATGCTACTGTTAAAGAAGTAATAAATAATCTAAAAAATAATATTGCAGAGGATATTTCAGGTGAAGAGCAATTAGAACAAATTGCTACAATTTCAGCAAATAATGATCCTGAAACTGGAAAATTAATTGCTACAGCAATTGAAAAAGTTGGAATGGAAGGAGTTGTCCATATTGAGGAGTCAAAAACCGGAGAAACTTATCTTGAAACTGTTGAAGGGTTACAGTTTGATAGAGGGTATAAATCCCCTTATTTTGTTACAAATAATAGTACTATGACTGCTACTTTGGACAATCCCCTTATTCTTATAGCAGATCAAAAGTTAACACAAGTAAAAGAATTATTACCTATTTTAGAAAGTGTATCAACACAGGCACGTTCACTTTTAATTATTGCCGAAGATATTGATAATGAAGCTTTAGCTACCCTTATTGTAAATAAAATGAGAGGTACAATGAAAGTTGTTGCTGTTAAAGCCCCTGATTTTGGTGATAGAAGAAAATTAGTTTTAGAAGATATTGCTATTACAACAGGTGGTCAGGTTTTTGATAAACAAAAAGGAATGAAACTTGATAAGTTTAGTTGGGATTGGTTTGGTGAAGCTAGAACAGTAACTGTAGGGAAAGAACAAACAACAATTGTAGATGGAAAAGGAGGAATTGAACCAATTGAAGCACGTATTGAAGAATTACAACAACAAATTGATAAAGCAACAACACCATTTGAAACAGAAAAATTACAAGAACGTTTAGCTAAATTTGTTGGAGGAGTAGCTATTATTCATGTAGGTGGAAATACTGAAACCGAAATGAAAGAGAAAAAAGACCGTGTTGATGATGCATTACATGCTACTAAAGCAGCAATTGAAGAAGGAATAGTACCAGGAGGTGGAACAGCTTTACTATACGCATCTTCAGGTCTAGAAGCTAAAACAACAGGAGCTCAAATAGTAATTGAAGCATGTGCTAAACCTTTTAACCAAATTTTAGTTAATGCGGGTTATGATAAAGTTAAGGGACAAATTTTAGCTGATAATTTAGTTAATTCTGGTAATGATACTTGGGCAGGGTATAATATTAAAACAGATGAAACAGTAAATATGAAAGAAGCTGGTATTATTGATCCAACTAAAGTAGCTAGGACAGCATTACAAAATGCAGCATCAGTAGCAGGTACAGTACTACTTACAGAATGTACTGTTGTTAACGAACCAGAAGAAGAAAAACAACCTCAAATAGACCCCTCAATGATGGGGATGATGTAAAATAATTTCGTATATTATGTCCGAAACTAAAATAGTAGAAGAATATATCCTTATCGCTAGGCGAGTTCCGCCTGGTGATAAGTGGCGTTTAATAGCAAATGAACCTGATGGTCCTGTACATAACACATTAACTGATGCTTTAGAAGCATATATGACTAAAACGGGATTTAGGGGTGAGTATAGACTTGCCCCATTAAAGAGTGAATTATATGCTATAAGCACAGATGAAATTGAAGTACAACCAGAACCAGAGAAAAAATATTCAATATATGGGGAATACTAGTCATAGTTTATTAGTAGAAAAATATAGACCATCTAAGTTAGAAAATTATGTTGGTAATAAAAATATCAAAAAGTCTATTTCTAAATATTTAGAACAGAATGATATCCAAAACCTAATATTTTATGGACCAGCTGGTACAGGAAAAACAACTTTGGCAAAACTTTGTGTTCAAAATCTTGATTGCGATCATCTTTATATTAATGCCTCTGATGAACGAGGGATTGAAACGATCCGTGATAAAGTACAAAGCTTTGCGAGCGTGGCTTCTTTTAAACCACTTAAAGTGGTCATTTTGGATGAAGCTGATTTTCTTACTATCCAAGCGCAAGCTTCACTCCGTAATATTATTGAAACTTTCTCGCGTACGACAAGGTTTATTATGACTTGTAATTTTGTAGAGCGTATCATTGATCCTCTACAATCTAGATGTCAAGTACTTAAAATTGTACCTCCAACTAAAAAAGATGTTGCTAAACATTTAAATTGGATTTTACAACAAGAATCAATTAAACATGATATAAATGATTTAGTACCCCTAGTTAATCAGTACTACCCTGATTTACGTAAATGTATTAATACTATACAGTTATCTACACAAGATAATACATTAAAATTAGACCAATCAGTATTAGTATCATCTAATTATATAGATAAAGTTATTAATGCTTTATCAGAGGGATCTAAACATAATAGAATAGATTGTTATAATGATATACGTCAAATTATAGCTGATGCCAATATAGATGATTTTGATGAATTATTTAAAGCACTATATGAACGTGCATCTGAATATTTACAAGATAAAGAAGGTACAGCAGCTATTTTAATAAATGAACATCAATATAAAGCAAATTTCCGTATCGACAAGGAAATAAATTTAATGTCGTTAATTCAAAACTTAATAAATAATAAATAATTATGCAGCAAGCACAACAACAACCCCAAATTGATTTAAAAAATACTACTGAAGTGAAAAACTTTAATGGTGGGTCAATTTTTCAACAAGGAGTAATTTTACGTAAAGTATCCCGTTTTGTAGCAGGAACAGATGAAGATGCCCTACTACCCATCCCAGTATTTTATGATCCTGAAACTAATAAAATTTTAACAGATTCAGTCCCAAAAGATTTAAGGGAAGAAATGAAAGATGAGCTTTGTTAGATGGGTAATATCTTTGATTGGTTAAAAGCAATTAACTCCACTAAACCCCCAGTCGAATCTTTTACAGATAAAGATTGGGAGGTTTGGAATAGTTATATGATACACAGGTTCATTAGTATGAACCCAGATTATATTGAAGTTGTTAATTATGTACAAGACTTTCCACCGCAGGAGAAACAAATGATTTATTCTATTTACAAAGAATTTATTCCCAAAAATAATAAGTGGAATAAATATATTAAATCAAAAATAAAACAACCAAATAAAGATTTAGTAGACCACATCAAAGATTACTTTGAATGTTCAAGTAAAGAAGCAAAAGAATATATAAATATATTGGCTACCCCAGAAATTAGTCGTATATTAACGAATAGAGGGTTAGACAAAAAAGAAATAAAACCATTATTAAAATGACAAAAGAATTATACACTATGCTAAAAAAATCTGCTGAAGCAGATCAAGCAAAAGCATTGTTATCATTAGATCTATTAGGCAATCATGCAGTAGGCATTGGAGATCATTCAACTGAAGATTTTTATAAAAATGCTGAGGAAGCACTTATGATGTTAGTTGATGCTGAAGATAGATTAGAAATTTTAGAAAAATACTTTAACTTATCAATACAAGTCAATGGGTGATACAGTTAAAAAATACCATGAAAATATGAGTGATAGAGAAATTATGAATTCTAAATATCCAAAGAATAAAATTCAAGAATTTATGGATAATGAAATAAATCAAACTATAACAATATTTGAAGAAGAATATCCAGATCTATCTCAAGAGTTTAAACAAATTCAGGAAGAAATGTATGAAATGTTTGCTCGTAAACATATGGATTATGGTTTAAATAATATTACCTTAGGTGGAGATATTCTTAATAATAAAGAAGATAAAAAATTTTCACTTACTGGTTTATGTATTAGATTAACTGATAAAATTAGTAGGTTAAAAAACCTTCTAGTTAATGGTAAAAACTTCGTTAAAGGTGAAGGAATGGAAGACACGTTTATTGATATAGCTAATTATGGAATAATTGGTTTATTAGTAGGGCGTGACAAATGGAAAAAATAAGTTTTGGCTAAAAAAATCCCTAAAATTATACAGGAGATTAGAAATAATCCCCCATCACCCGTTAATTATGCATATCAAAAGAATATATCATATTCCCAGATGTCTATATTTAGGGGATGTCCTCATAGATGGAAATTGCAGTATAAAGATAAAATAAAGAGATTTACTTCATCTATTCATACCGTATTTGGAACCGCTATACATGAAGTAATGCAACATTATTTAGATGTAGCATATGATAAATCCTTTGCTGTTGCTGATAGAGAAATTAATATAGAAGAATTTTTCCAAGAAAAATTTATAGGTGAATATCAAAATCAATATAAAAAAAATAATGACCAACATTTTTCTTCAGCTGAGGAAATGAGAGAATTTTATGAAGATGGAGTTGGAATTTTAAATTGGTTTAAGAAAAAAAGATCTAGATATTTTTCAAAACGAGGCTGGCACCTAGTTGGTTGCGAAATACCATTGGTGATAGCGCCAAATAAAATGTATAACAACATATTATACGCGGGTTTCTTAGATGTTGTTATGTACCATGAACCAACAGAAACATTTAAGATAATCGACATTAAAACCAGTACTCGTGGATGGAGGGAACAAGATAAAAAAAATGAAGATAAACAATACCAATTACTTCTATATAAACAATATTTCAGTGAGCAATATGGAATTCCATTAAGTAATATTGATATTGAGTTTTTTATTGTTAAAAGAAAAGTAATGGATTGGGATGATGAGAAAATAATGTCTCCCCACCAAGCATATAGAGTACAACAATTTAGCCCCCCAAGTGGAAAAATAAAATTAGGACGAGCTAAAAAAGCTATAAATAGTTTTATAAATGAATGTTTTAACTCTAATGGAGATATAAAGGAATTAGAATATCCAAAATCTGTTTCAAAATGGAATTGTATGTTTTGCCCTTATAAAGAAGATAAAGAAAATTGTGGAGAAGGTATAATTTACTAACCTCCTAATATATGTATATAAAATAATGTTATTAAAATAAAGACTATGAGCGCAAAAAAAGACATGACACTTACTAGTGTTAAAATCAAAAGCGATTTATTCGAAAATTTTAAGATTGAATGTGTAAAACGAAAGTTTTCTTTCCAAAAACTTGCCGACCGAGCTATTTATTTGTATCTTACAGATGAAGATTTCCGTAAGGCAATTACCAATCAAACTAATCTCGAATTATAAATTACAATTTAAATGAATAAAGATTTTAAATATCTTCCTAAAGATCAAAGGAAGAAAATACTCTTAATATGTGATGATATTAGAGTACATTCTGGAGTAGCTACTGTGGCTAGAGAAATAGTAGTTAAAACCGCCCAACACTTTAACTGGGTTCAGATGGCAGGAGCTATTAAACACCCGGAAAAAGGAAAAAGATTAGAATTATCTCAAGACACAGATAAAAATACAGGTCTTAAGGATTCTTCTGTATTACTCTATCCAGTAGATGGCTATGGAAATCCACAAATATTAAGACAAGTAATTCATCTTGAAAAACCTGATGCTATATTTTTAATTACGGATCCTAGATATTTTACTTGGATTTTTAATATGGAACAAGAAATTCGTAAAAAAATTCCAATTATTTATTTAAATATATGGGATGACTACCCAGCTCCTATGTACAATAGACCTTATTATGAGGCGTGTGATTTATTAATGGGTATTTCAAAACAAACCGTAAATATTAATAAATTAGTACTTCAAGAAGCAGGGAAAGATAAAATATTTAAATATGTTCCTCATGGAATTAATTCTCAATTCTATTTCCCCATTACAAAAGAAAAAGGAGATTTAAAAGCTTTTAAAGAATTTAAAAAACAATTTTTTGGAGATACAGATCCTAAGTTTGTAGTATTTTTTAATTCAAGAAATATTAGAAGAAAACAAATCCCAGATGCTATGATGGCATTTAGAACATTTTTAGATTCTTTACCTAAAGAAGAAGCACAACAATGTTATTTTATTCTACATACAGAATTGGTTACTGATGCAGGAACTGATTTGGAAAAAGTAAAAGAATATTTATTTGATGAAGAATATGAGGATAATATTAAATTTTCACTTAATAAATTATCTCCCCAACAATTAAATTTTTTATATAATCTTGCTGATGTTCAAATTTTATTAACATCAAACGAAGGTTGGGGTTTAACTATTACTGAAGCTATGTTTTCTGGTACCCCAATTATAGCAAACGCAACTGGAGGAATGCAAGATCAAATGAGATTTGAAGATGAAAATGGAAAATGGTTTGTACCTGATGCTAATATACCTTCTAATCATAGAAAAACTTTCACTAAACATGGTGAATGGGCTTTCCCAGTATATCCTACTTCAAGATCTATCCAAGGATCACCTCAAACTCCTTATATTTTTGATGATAGATGTAAATGGGAAGATGCAACTGAACGTTTAAAAGAAGCTTATGCTTTAGGTAGAGAAGAATTAAAACGTAGAGGATTAAAAGGTAGAGAATGGGTTATGTCCGAAGAAGCAGGATTTACATCTGAAAATCAGGGAAAAACAGTTATAGAAGCTATAGATGAATTATTTGAAACTTGGAAACCAAGAAAAAAGTATGAAATTATAAATGCTACTAAGTATAAAGGAAGATTTTTAAATCATAAAGTTATATATTAATATGAGTAAACCAAGATTTGTTATAAGCTGCCCTTTTGACACATATAGTGGATATGGAGCAAGAAGTAGAGATTTAGCTAAAGCTATAATTGAATTAGATAGATATGAAGTTCAACTTTTACCCCAAAGATGGGGAGAAACTTCTTGGGGGTTTTGTAATGATCACCCTGAATGGAAATTTTTATTAAAACATACTGTACCCCAAGATTGGCAAAAAACCCAACCTGAGATTTGGATGCAGATAACAATTCCTAATGAATTCCAACCTGTAGGAAAATATAATATAGGATGTACTGCAGGCATTGAAGCCACAGTTTGTAAACCCGAATGGATAGAGGGACTAAATAGAATGAATATAAATTGGGTTTCATCTAATTTTGCTAAAGAAAATTTTGAAAAGATTAGATTTGATAAAACAAATGCCCAAACAAACCAAGTAGTAGGACAAGTAAAATTAGAAAAACCAATCCATGTTGTGTTTGAAGGTGCTAATTTAGATATTTATAAAAATTTAAAACCCACGGAAATTAAAACCCTTAATTTAGAAGATATAAAAGAAAAATTTTGTTATCTTTTTGTAGGGCATTGGATGCAAGGTGATTTTGGTCATGATAGAAAGAATGTTTCATTACTTGTAAAATCATTTTATGAAACCTTTAAAAATAAAATGAACCCCCCTGCTTTAATTCTAAAATCTTCAGTTGGGGTTGCTTCTTATATAAGCAGAGAACAAATTTTAGATAGAATTAAAAAAATTAGAAAATCAGTAAATTCTAATAAATTACCTAATATTTACTTATTAAGTGGAGAATTTGATGATTATGAAATGAATGAATTATATAATCACCCAAAAGTAAAAGCTATGGTTAGTTTAACTAAAGGTGAAGGATTTGGAAGACCCTTATTAGAATTTAGTTTAACTGGGAAACCTATAATAGCATCTGGATGGTCGGGTCATACTGATTTTCTCCATTCAAATAATGTAATTTTGATTCCTGGTGAATTAGAAAAAGTCCATAAAAGTGCAGCTAATAATTGGCTAATTGAGGATGCAGAATGGTTTAAACCAAGTACCCCCCATGTAGGTCAAGCTTTTGTTGATGTATTCAAAAAATATAGTACATATTCTAAAAAATCATCTAAACAAAAAACTTATGCTAAAAATAACTTTAGTTGGGGAAAAATGAAAGAATTAATAGATAATATATTAATTAATAATATTCCTGAGTTTCCAAAACAAGTTAAATTAAATTTACCTAAATTAAATTTACCTAAATTACAAAAATTATAATATGAATTTTGATGAATTGAAAGAGTGTACACGTTGTGGTTCTGATGCTTGTTATAAACAAGAAGTAACTAAAGATATTTCTATTGAATTATGTTATGGTTGTGGTTTCCAATCCAACTCGTTAATGAAAAAAGGATCAGATTTTTTTAATGAACAATGGGAACTTCTTCCTGAATTATATAAAGTATTAATGGATGAAGAAGAAGAGACAGGTAAAGTTTGGATGCCTACTACTATAAATCTTAAAGATAAAGGAATGGTTTTTGCAAATGGAGGTGGTAGAGATAATTGGCATTGGTCAGCAGTTAAATCTATTCCAGATGAGGAACAAGGATATAAGACTGATATGTCTACTATAAAACACTATAAAGAACGTGATTTTATTGAAGCTCTTTCGTATATTGGAATATTACCAGAATAAGTATGAAAATAAGCTATGCAATAACTGTTTGTAATGAATTTGTAGAAATACAAAATTTACTTTCATTTTTATTAAAAACTAAAAGAGATAAAGATGAAATTGTAGTTCTTTACGATAGTAAAAATGGAGATCTAGAAGTTGAAAATTATTTAAGATCTCATTCTATTAATGGGGAATATACTTGGCATAAAGGAGAATTTAATAATCATTTTGCAAACTGGAAAAACCAATTAAATTCATATTGTTCAGGGGATTTTATTTTTCAAATTGATGCTGATGAAATCCCTAATGAGATTTTAATAGGATATTTACCAGAAATATTGGGTAATAATCCTGATAATGAAGTATATTTAGTTCCTAGAGTAAATACCGTATCTGGTTTAACCCAAGAGCATATTACTAAATGGAGATGGAATGTTGACGAAGAAGATAGAGTTAATTGGCCTGACTATCAGTGGCGTATTTACAAAAATAACCCTGAAATTAAATGGGTAAATAGGGTACATGAAAGGTTAGAGGGTTTTAAAACTTATGCTTTAATACCTCAAACACCTAATTTGGCTTTATTTCATCCAAAGACTATAGAAAGACAAGTAAAACAAAATAATTATTATAATACTTTATAAAGATGAAAGCGGACAGTGATGTAAAAAATGTATTAACAGAAGACGGCTTACCAAAAGAAGCTTTAGCAGTGTTTCACCAATATGAAAATAAAACAACAGTTAATCTAGAAGATTTAAGATCTGAATTAGGAATGACTTCGTGGGCTGTTCGAATTGCTTATAATGATAAATTTGGTGGTGTGATTATCCAACAACAATCTGGGGAGGGTAATAGAAAACATTATCATCCTCATGCAGATGAAAATTGGGTTATATTAGACGGTGAATGGGAATGGTGGATAGAAGGTAAAGGAACTCAAATTGTAAAAAAGCATGATATAGTAGTAGTGCCAAAAAATGTTTGGCATCATATTAAATGTGTAAAGGGACCTGGAGTAAGGTACGCAATTACACAACCTGATGTAGAACACGTATATGAAAAATAAAATTGTAATAGTAGTAGGAGGAAGTAAAGGAATAGGTTTAGGAGTTGCCGAAGAATTTCGCAAACGAGGTGCTCAAGTTTATTCTATAAGCAAATCCAATTGCGATATTTCATCTATAGAAGATATCGATAAGTATTTCAACCAGTTTAAAAAAATTGATATTTTAATAAATAATGCTGCTATAAATTATTGCAAAACTATAGAAAATATTTCTATAAATGAATGGAGAAAAGTTGTAGATACAAATTTAACTTCGTATTTTTATATTATAAAAAAATGTATACCTCTGATGAAAAAAGGTAGCAAAATAGTAAACATATCTAGTATAGCTGGAAGGAGTAAAAGCTTAGTAAGTGGGGTACACTATACTTCCTCTAAAGCAGGAATAATAGGACTAACAAGACAGTTAGCTCAAGAATTAGGACCTAAAGGGATAAATATAAATTGCATATGCCCTAGTCAGACATTAACCCCAATGCTAAAAAGTTCAATGACGAAAAAGCAATTAAATAATTTAGAAAAAAATATCCCTTTAAGACGTATTGCACAAGTTAGTGAAATAGTAAAACCTATTCTATTTTTATGCTCCGATGATGCCTCATATATTCATGGAGTATGTTTAGATGTAAATGGAGGACAATTATGAAACAAGGTAAATTAACAGCTGTAGTTGCAGTAAGAAAAGGTTCACAAAGAATTCCTAATAAAAATATTACACCTTTTGGTGATAGTAATTTATTAGAAATAAAATTAAATTTATTAAAAAAAGTTGAAACTATAGATGAAATTATAGTAAATAGTGACTGTGATTATATGTTAACAATAGGTAAAAAATATGGATGTTTAACACATAAAAGAGAAGCCCACTATGCTAGTTCAATAGTTAATAATAGTGATTTTCATGAACATATAGCTAAAACAACAGATACAGATTTCATATTTTTAGCTCCTGTGTGTTCGCCTTTTGTCACAATAGAATCACATAATTTTGCTATAGAACATTTTTTAAATAGTAATTATGATAGTTTAACCTCAATTGATATAATAAAAAATCATTTATGGTTAAATAATAAACCATTAAATTATAATTTAGATAATATTCCTAACAGTCAAGATTTACCTAATGTTAAAAGATTAAATTATGGTATATCTCTAATAACAAAAGAAGCTATGCTTAAAAATAAAAGCTTAATAGGTGATAATCCTGGTTTTTATGAATTAGACCATTTTGAATCAGTAGATGTGGATACCCCATTTGATTTTTTTGTGGCAGAACAAATATATAAAAAATATTATAAAAATAAATAAATAAATTATGATGAACATTGAAAATATAGGTCATAAATTTACTAAAATAGTAAATACACCTGAGTGGAAAGAATTACAAGATAAATACAATAAATGCGACGATATTTATGTATTAGGGCATGGTGGTAATATGGGGGTAGCTGATCATACTGCTGTTGATATGACCAGATTATCAAATGGCACTAAAAATGCAATGTGTCCAGGTAGTTGTGTTGTGGCAACTTCATTAATAAATGATACTAGTTTTGATCAATGGATGGTAGCATGGTTACAACAAAGAACATCTACTAGAACTAAGAGTCAAATGAAAAAATCATTAGTATACGGTATTTCATCATCAGGTAGATCTAAAGATGTAAATAAAGCGTTACAATGGGCTGCGGATAATGGTATGGAGGTTTGTATAATAACAGGAAATGAGATAGTAGAAAAAATTAAGGGACTCACACAAATTGTATTAGGAGTAGATTATTACCATACAGCTGAGTGTTTAACTTTATTACTTCAATATCAATTAACACATGGTTCTGGAAAAGAATGCCCACCAATTGGAAAAAATAGTCCTGAAGAATTAGAAAAATTAAATTGGAATAAAGGTATTCGTAAACACTCATATCCGGATGAACTAATCAATTTAGGGATAGATTTTGATGGTGTAATACATAAAAACAGTAAAGGGTTTTTTGATGGGACAATTTATGATGATCCTATTGAAGGGGTTGAAGATGCACTTAAAAAACTAGCAAATAAATATACATTAGTATGTTATACATCCAAAGCAAAACCTGATAGAATGTTAATAAATGGTAAAACGGGAACTGAATTAGTTTGGGATTGGTTAAAAAAACATAAATTTGACAAATACATTTCTAAAGTAACATCTGAAAAACCAAGAGCAGCAGTTTATATTGACGATAAAGCCATTAGATTTGATAGTTGGGATCAATGTTTAAAAGAATTAAAAGACTTAAAAATAATATGAGAATTTTAATTACTGGTGGCTGTGGGTTTTTAGGTACCAATTTATATAATAGGCTAAAAGTTAATGGATATTATGTTAAAACACTTGACATTAAGCCTGAAGCAGATTATAGATTTGATATTTCAAAATATAAGAATTTTAACCAAATAAATGAAAAATTTGATATTATTTACCATTTAGCTGCCCAATCTGGAAGTCATAGATCATTATTAGAACCTGAGTTAGATTTAGAATGGAATGCTAAAGGTACATTAAATATTTGTACTTATGCTAAAAAAACAAAAGTTAAAAAAATAATTTATACATCTACAATGGCAGTATATGGAGAAGGAAATTGGATAAAGGAATCAAATCCACTTAATCCTCTTTCTAATTATGGCATTTCTAAGCTTTATGGTGAGAATTGTATTAAACAATTTTCCCAATTTGGTATAGATTATACAATATTTAGAGTATTTAACACCTATGGACCACACCAAAATTTAAATAATGATAAACAAGGAGTTGTAGCAGTATTTCTTTCTCAAATAATTAATAATATTAATCCTATTAAAGTAACGGGTTCATTGCAAAGATATAGAGATTTAACCTATATAGAGGATAACATAGATGCTTTACTTTTAGGTTTGAAAAAAGAAACATCATTAGAGACTTATAATATTTGCAGTAAAGTAAAAATTACAATTAAAGAAATAATAGAAACTCTAATTAAAGTTAGTGGTAAAAACAGAGAAAATATTATAATTAAAAATATAGGTAACCATGATGGAGATCAATTTGCTTGTACTGGGGATAATGAAAAATTAAAAACTTTAGGTTGGAATCCTAATTATGATTTTGAAAAAGGATTAAAATTATTTTATGAATATGGTAAAAAAGTATTAAATAATAATATCAAATAAATATG